ACTCCGAATCGTCGTTGGAAAGGTCCAGGGCAATGTTCGCCGTGAGGTCTTTCGGGCAGTTGTGGGGCTTGAGCTTGATGAACGCCTCTACGGCGGTTTTGCTCTTCCAGACCAGCACGATGTCGCCATCCTTCGGCGACTCGATTTCGCCCGGGAACACCTGGCCGGCGAACTTCACCGACTTGGCCATACGGCGCAGGGGTGCCATCAGCGCATTGATGTTCACAGCCATGCTGTTGGGGGTGCTGTTCAACCGGCGATCGGCCACGCGAAGGATCAGCAGCGGACGCACCAGGCGCGCCGCCTTGTCGGCCAGGCGCAGGTATTCAATGACCTGGTAGTCGCTGGCCGGGGTGTCCAACATGTTGCCGTCGCCCCAGTACACGCCTGGGTAATCGGGGTAGGTCTGAGAGACGGAAAAGCGGGCCTTATCCAGCTCGGCGCGGATCGAGGACGGTAAAGGGATCCCCTCCTTGTCCACCGGCACACTGCCGAGGCCGAGAACGGCACCGGTGGCCACACGCATAGGGCTGTCAGCAATACTCACAGCAGCGTTGGCCAAGCGACCGGCCAACACGCCCAAGTCGTTGCCATGCAACTGGGGCACCACCAGGACACGGGGCGCGGCCAGGTCGGCGGTGATTGCCTTCTGGTCCAGCAGGTATTCGTCCCAGGCCTGCAGAGGCGTCGGGCCGGCAGACGCCGCCATGATGAATACGCGGCGCCCGTAGACGTTGCCGAGCGACACGGCGGCATCGTGCATTGCCGCCAGCTCTTCGCCCTTGGTCACCGGCTTGGTGATAACCACAGCCTCTACGGAGAAACCCTGTTGTTGCGATGCTTCCAGCGCCGGTTGCCAATCACCTTCCGCGCCGATCGGCGCCGCCAGGCATGCCCAGCGATCGCCACCGTTCAGGCGCGCCGCAGTGATCTGGGTTTTCAGGTCACTGGGCTGCAGGCCCAGGGTGGCGTCCAAGTCGCTGTCGGTATTGAGCGCGACCAATTTGCCGGCGTTTTTCGTGCCGGGACCGATGAACAGGAAATAGCGTTCGATCTCAGTCACGGCGCCTTGGCCCAGATTGAGATTGTTAACGCTGACTTTGCCAAGTGCCATGCTGTGCCTCGTTAGCGGGGTGAATTAAGGATTTGTTGGAAGACCTGGTTAACCAGCTCGCGGGTTTCGCTCCCGGTCTCTACCCCGAGGAACTGGCGTTTTGGCAGGGTGATGTCCCAGCTTTGCGCGCCCGATGTCTCGGTTTTTTCATCGTTCAAAATGCGGATCAGCAAGCCGGCCTTGGCGTAGTTCACGTGTTCTTGAATCCATGCAACCGACGGCCGGGTCAGCGTCTTTTTGCCCTTCTGACGGGTGCGAAACCCCAGCCGGCGTAAGCGCTTGGCTTGTTTGTCGGTGCAGGCGATTCCCGGCGGGACTTTGTTCCAGCGGCGCATCTGCGCGGCGGTACGTCGCTCGCTGACGCCGTTGTGCTGCTGCGCCGCGACCCAACGGGTCAAGGCGTTTTTCCAGCCCAGCTCGGCTTCGTCGGAGCTGACGCGGGTGACCTGCAGCAGCTTGGCCAGGCCCGCTTCCATCTTCTTTTTGCCCTTGGCCGAACCCTTGCGCTCAGCGAAGGGGGTGCCGTCGGTGTTCCGCTGCTCACGTACGCGTTTGCGGCTCATCGTCCGCACGCGCGTGGTCACTCTGTTCAGTAACCGCCGGCGCAGTTGGGGCGGCAGCTCAAGCAGCGCCAACTGGGCGTCGACATTGAGCAAGCCCCTGACATCCAGGTCGAGCGGGTTAGCGGCCATTGCTGCCCACCTCGCCGTGCTCGGCAACCCACAGATCGAAAGGCACGAACGCCCAGGTCTTGCCGAACGCCTCGATCTCGCCATCAGGGTCTTCGGCCAGGTACTGCGGCTCGACGAATTCCAGGGACAGGTCCACGTCGAAGCTGTCCTGGTCTAGAGGCTCAACGGCGAACAGCGGCGCCGGCAGTTCGTGGCGGTCGCGGTTGGAGTCGTGTGTTTCCAGCCAGCTGCCCACCAGGGCCATCAGCCTGGCCGGGTGACCGGTGAAGCGCTCCAGGGAGAACGCAGCGCGATAACGCATATCAGCCATGTGCAGGCCGTCGCGGTCAGGCTTCCAGATCAGCTCCAGACTGACCTGTTCGGTCCAGCTGTCGAACTGCTCCGGGGGAACCAGGTTGCGAGCCATGAGGTAGGTGGTCAGCGCCTGCAGCTGGATCACTGCAATGACGCCGTGATGCGGCCACGGCCCTGCAGGGCGCGAACGGCCTGCTGGCTGAAGGCCAAGAATGTTTCAGCCCGCTCTGGGGCTTCCTTGCCGGTGTTCTCGGCGCTTTCCCGGCGCGTGACAGTGGCGAACTGCGGCAGCAAATTGGCTTTGGTGCGGTAGTACACGGCGCGCTTGTACAACTTCACCTTGAACGTACGCTCGGGCAGCAGCACCGTGTCTGCGGCTTCAACGTTGTTGATGCCGAAGGCCTGCCACCGGGCCTTGCACTTGGCCAGGTCGCCGTTGACCTCGATCATGGCCATGGTCAAATCACCGCCCAGCAGCTCTACCAGGTACTCCGCCGGCAGGCGGTATTCCTTCTGGAATTCAGACAGGGAGAGGTTCGGCCAAAAGCCGTCGTTCTCGATTGTCTGCTCCACAAAGGTGGTGGGTTTCCCGGAAAAGCTCATTGCTGGGCGCTCAAATAGGGCGGGGAGCCTGTTTTCAGTGGGACGGTCCATAAATGGGCGGCTCACTTCCACAGGTCCCCGCTGGGGGGGGGTAGTCGGTTATTCGGTAGCCGGGTTAGTGGCTGCTTGTTTTGCCAAGGCCTTGCGAGCCTTTTTGATGCGAGTGTCGTTGCCGGCCTGGGCGTACAGCTCAGTGGAGCGCTCCAAATGCTTGAGCGCGGTCTCCCACTGCTCGGCTTCCATGGCGCGCATGCCGATCAACTTGTGGTACTTGCTGGGGATCTGCTCCGTCAGCTGCCATTCGCCATCAACGCGGGGCAACAGGTCGGACAGGTAGGGCTCGGGGCTGCGGCCGGCGTTGTATTCGGCGTAGGCCCATTCGCACACGGCATCGGCAACAAAGGTCTGGATATCCCGGCGCTTGAAGCGCTCCGGCATCTGCTGACCACCCTGTTCCATCAGGAAGTCAGCCAGCTCCAGCGCATCTTCAAACTGGGCGGTATCGAACAACCAGACCATCACCTGCACCGCGACACGGTTGGGAAAGTTCAGCCCCGACTCGCAGTAGCGCTGCACGTATTCCTGGTATTTGGGCAGCAACTCGTCGCGCTTGAGAGCCTGGCGCCCGGCCAAGCCGTTGATCGCGCTGATGCGCACCAGGTCCTGGTCCAACGCGGCTTCCTGCAGCAACAGGTGCTTGCGCGCATTGGCTGGGCTGCTCAGGGCATCGCCCGGGGTGTAAGCCATTCCAGCAGTAGCCGCGAGCGCCGCCACTGCTGTGCTGCCCAACGCCAAGGTGCGCCGCTTGTGCGCCAGGGCCAGGCTCACTTCACCAGCTCCACGTTTTCAGTGAAGGCGATCTTTTCCAGCTGCTCTATCACGTAGCCTTCGTTGCGGCTGTTGTAATCCTCGACGCGGGAGCGCTTCGGATTCTCGATCGTCTGCTTACGCCAGCTGGTGTCCTGGAAGTAAATCGACAGGTTGTCCCAACTGGTGACCAGCACCGCATTGACCGGGAAGTTCGGCACACTGAACGCCGGCAGACCGCCATAGGTGGCGATGACCTGCGCGTTTTCAATGCGCTCTTTTTCGGTCGGCGTGTCGCCTTGCTTGGTGTACAGCTTGGCCTTGTCAGCAGCGAGCAAGTCGGTGCCGATTATCGCGACCAGGTCGCCGTCTTCGCGCAGGATCTCGTCGACCATCTGCTTGGTGTCGTGCACCAGGGCATCAAGGTTGGCGTAATCACCACCGGCGCCCAGCATAACCTTGCCAGCGGTAGCGCCCTCCTTCAGCACCTGCTGCGGGGCCTGCTCACGCAGTTGCTGCAGCCAGCCTTTGTTCACGTCCTGCAGCTTCGGATATTTCTCCAGGTCGGTTTGCGCTGCTGCGTGGGTGCCATGGAAACCGATAACGATCCGGTCTTGCGCGATGCGCTTTTGCACTGCAGCGGAATAACGTTCCTTGAAGTCCGGAAACTTCGCCCAGGCGTCGATCTTGGCGTATGGAAGGCCCACGTCCGACTGGGTATCAGCCAGCTCGTATTGGGTGTTATCCAGTGCCGAAGCGTCTTTGGCTTCCCGATCGGTGGTTTTGGTGTTGGTGCGGCCGGTTACCGGACCGTTCACGCCAATGAAAACCTTCTCGCCCTTGATCTCGCTGACCGGAGTGACGTTGATGCGCTCCAGGAAGTCGGCTTTCGCGGTGATCGCGTCGTTCAGTTCTTGGGCAATCGTCGGGTCAACGCTGAACATCCGAGCCGAACTTTCGACACCGTACGCTTCGGCATACGCTTCCTGCAGCTCGGCATATTGTTTGGCGCCACGGGCGCTTAATGGCTGGGCCATGTCAAAGCACCCGCTTTTTGGTGGTGGTCACCGGACCGGCGTTGCGGGGCAACTGGCGACCGGTCGAGGTGTTCTGCAGTGCGGAGAACTGCTTCTGCAGCTTCTCCAGTTGCACCAGAACGGCCTTATTCGACCCACCGCTACGGCGGAACTCACGTTCTTCCTCGGCGGTTGTGACGATATCGTCTACGGCCGCGCTCACGTCGTCGATGGGTGCTTGGTCTGGTTCTGGTGCATCTGCGGCGGCGGGTTCAATCACAGCCTGAATGCCGGCAGCGACGACAAGCAGCTGCTCCAGCAGGGCCTTGAGGGCCGTTGCGGTAGCTTCATCCATTGGGGTTTTGCTCTCAGTTGGGGTGGTGGGTTCGACGGGCTCGGCATCCGTGGCAAAGCGCTTGAACAGGCCAGTGAGCAAGCCGATCAGCTTGCCGACCTCGCTCTGCGGTTCGGCTTCAAAAGAGCCCAGCTCGACGGAGGCGGCATAGAACGAGTTTTGGTGGGTTTGCTTGGAAAAATAGAGTTCCTGGGTGCCCAGGCTGGCCGGCTCATCGGTGACGCCCAGACCCGTCAGGTAGGCTTTTCCGCTGCCGGCGAAGTTCGGGGTGATCTCGATGCTGGAGAAGAGCTTTTGGCCCTGATCATTCAGTTGCAGAAGACGATCGTTCGGCTTGAGCTGTGCCTCCAAGGCGATTTGCCCGGGCTCTAAGTCCTCGCCCTCTTCCACTAGGCGAACCGCAAAGACGGTGCCGTGGGAACCGCTCCAGCGTTCGTGGTCGCACCAGATGACTGCCGTGTATTTGGATGGCTTGTAGGTTTCAGCGATATCACGCAGTTCCTGGGGAAGGATCTCACGGCCATCGGCGGTGGTGCCGCTGGTGGCGACACGTTTCCAGTACGAAACGAGGGAACGGGGCATGGACGTTAACTGCGCTCAATCGGTTGAATGAGCCGCCACGATAGGGAGCCGCCAAGCCCCG